CCTCGAGGTCGCGCCATTTCTCGTCGGGCCACCGGTCCGCGCCCGCGATCCAGGCGGCGGCGCGGGCATAGACCCGGCAGTCCAGCGCCTCGTTGCGCTCGCGCAGCTTCTGCCATTCCAGCCGGGCGAAGCCGCGTTTCGTGCGCACCGTCACCAGCTGTTCGGCCACGAACTGCTTCAACCATTCGTTCTCGACCCAGTGCGGAAGGTGCACCGAACCGGGCGGGAATGCCGCCCCGTCGGCCATGTCCTCCTCGGTCGGGCGCGCCAGCCGCAGGAAGCGGTAGGTCTCGGCCTTGAAGGTCGATACCGCCACGGTCCAAAGCCGTGCGCCGCGCCGGAGGCGTTTGCCGCCCTCCGTTGCATCGACGAAGGTCGGGCCCGACACCGGGCTCGAGCGGTTGAACCCCTCGACACCTTTGACCGGCGATACCTGTGCAAAGCCCTGTGCCCGCGACCATGAATAGACCGCTGGTGCCTCGTAGCCCGTGTCGATGGCCAGCCGCGCGATCCTGAGATGCGCGCCACGTTCATGCGGCCAGCTTCGATCCAGCAGCGCCGTCAGCTCCGACCAGGCGTCGTGTCGGTCGGGCCCGCCCTCGATCACGACGTGGTCGACCAGCCACGACTCAAGCCCGCGCCCCCAGGCCCAGACATCGACCTCGATCCGGTCCTTCTGCACATCCGCCCCGGCAGTCAGGAACAGCCCGCCCGCAGGAACGGTGCCAGTTTTCCAAGCCTCGCGCCGGTCGTAGAGCCTCTGCCAGTCCGGGGCTTCCCCGGTTTCGACCCAAGTTTCGCCAAGGATGGTGTTGCGGAACGCCTTGATCGCTTCGTCCGACCCTTGGGCCGCCTCCCATGATCGCACGATCCGCTCCCAACTCAGCCAGCCAATCGGCGAGTAGAGCGCCGAAAGGTGATACCCGACCGTGGTCGGATCGGCCGCGACGGCGGTCGCCCGCCATTCGCCGCCCTCCAGCATCGCCGTCTTGTTGTGTTCACCGATGGGCTGATCACAGCCCTCGCAGTGATATTCCGCCGTCTCTGGCTTGCCCTTCTGCCAGCGCAACCGGTCGAACTTCAGCCACTGCATCGCGCCGCAATGCGGGCACGGCACGTAGAACCGCCGCTGGTCGGAGGCCTCGTATTCCCGTTCGATCCGGCTCAGCCCCCGGATTGTGGGGGTCGAGACCAGAAAGACCTTGCGCCGGTGGGCAAAGGTCAACGACCGCGCCTCGGCCAAAGTGACCGGATCGCCTTCCTCGTCGGCCGAGGCCGGATATGCATCGACCTCATCCAGAAAAATGTAGCGCGCCGGGGTCGAGCGCAGCCCGACCGCCGAGTTCGCCCCGGTCATGATCAGGATGCCACCCGCGAATTCCTTCGACAGCATGGTGTTGCCCGCGTCGCGGGACCGCGCCGGTTTGACCCGCTCCCGCAGGTCGGGGCTTTCGTCGATCAGCGGGTCGATCCGCTGGCGCGAGTTGCGTTTGGCCAGTTCGACCGTCGGCTGGACCGCCAGCATCGGGCCCGGGGCCCGGTGGATGGCAAAGCCGATCCAGTTGTTGCCCGCCTCGGTCGCCCCGACCTGTGCGGCCTTCATGAACACGATCCGCTGCATCACATCGCCGGGGGACAGCCGGTCCATGATCTCGCGCATGTAGGGCGTACGCGCCGTGCGATAGCGGCCTGGCTCGGCGGAAGCGCGGCCCGACAACATCCGGTGCCGGTCCGCCCACTGCGAGACGGTCAGGTCTGGATCGGGCGTCAGCCCCGCGCCCCAGGTGCGCAAGATTTCCGCTGCGCCGTCGAAGTCGGTCAGATCATCGTCAACGGAAATCGGGCCGGACCTCGGCAAGCTCGTCGAGGTGGGCGCGTACATGTTTTTCCAAGGCCTTCTGCATCGCGGCCGGTTCCACGCCCAGTTCCGCCGCCATCAATGCCGACGACCGCGCGGGCCAATTCACCCATGCGTCCCGCACCTCACGCGCCAGCCGGAACACCAGCGATAGCGCGCGGGCCCGCTCGATCAACTCCCCCTTCAGCTTCTGCAGCCGGATGCGCCGCTCCTGCGCCTTGAGAACCTCGTTGGCGGTTTTCGCCTGCAGATAGGTGGTGCCGCCGCCAACTGCTGGCACCGACAAACCCTGTTCGCGCAAGGTATCGCCGACAGCGGCCACAGCAGCCTCGGGGACCGGCTTCAGCTTCGGTTCGGGCAGCTTCCGGGTCTTCGACGGGTCGGTGGTTTCCGCCCGGCGCACATCGCTGGCCTCGGCATCGATGCTGCCATCGGCGAACAGCACCAGCCGCTCGGCCGTCTTTGCCTTCTGGATCGCGCCTCGCGACAGCCCGACATGCGCGGCGTACTGGCGCTCGCTCATGCCCTGCATTGGAGACTCCGATTATCATTCAAAAACATATGCTTACAGAGTTGATAAGCGTCCCAGACAGAGCGAACGTGTCTCCAAAAGAACGATGCAACTCACCACGGAGCCACCGAAATGACCCGCCGCGCAAAAGACAACACGAAAGCCCTCGACGCCTTCATCGGCAAGAAGGCCGAGATCGACGCGATGCTCGCCCGACTTCAGGCGCACAGCAACGACCATTTCAACTTCGATCCGGAAGCGGTCAATTGGGGCAGCGTCGGCTCGATCAGCAGTGTCGCCAGCGACCTCCGGAAGATCACCGACTTCCTTTTCGGCGAGGTAGAACACGCCGAGTAACCCACCCAGCCATCGCGCCAGCCCCGCCCTGCGGGGTTTGGCCTCGTAGAAGGGCCTGCATCACGCGCGCCCGATACGGAGACGACGATGACCCAGCTTTCCGACACCCAAGCCCTGATCCTGAGCGCCGCCGCCCATCGACCTGAGCGCATCGCCCTGCCGCTGCCCGAAAGCCTGCGCGGCGGTGCTGCCGCCAAGGTGGTCGGCGCGATGCTCGCCAAGGGCCTCTTGCAGGAGGTAGACGCCGACCTCCGCAAGGGCGAACCCATGTGGCGCGAAACCGGCGACGGCCACGGCACCACGCTGGTTGCCACCGACGCAGGCCTTGCCGCCATCGGCATCGAGCCTGAGGACGCAAACACCGCGCCCGTGGGCGCGACAGATGCGCCGACCGAAGAGCCAGCGCCCGACACCCTCAGCAAACCAGACGCCGCGCCCAAGGCGCGCACGCCGCGCGAGGGCACCAAGCAAGCCACGCTGATCGCCATGCTGCGCGCGCCGGACGGCGCGACCATCGAGGAAATCATGGCGACGACAGGGTGGCAGTCGCATTATGCCGATGCCCGGATTATGCCGATGTAGCTGTATAAGCGCCTGAATACCTTCAAGTCTGCTGCGCCGGGTTCGGCATAATCCTCGGGGCTGCAGGCTGGTAACGTCTCCTCTTTCACTTCGAAACGAGGAGATATCATGGTGTTCGAACCGAAGAAGAAACGGCGGAAGAACCCGGTCACGGCCCTTTCCAAAGGCCTTGAGGAGGATCTGCGGCAGCAGGGGTACGCGTCCTCCACGATCTGGAAGCAGCGCAGGCTGCTCAACGACCTGATCGGCTGGCTGCAGGGCCAAGAGCTCGCGATGGGCGATTTATCCATGGCGCAGGTCGATCGGTTCATGGCTGACCGCCTTGCTGCTGGCGTGCGCAAACTGAAGACGCGCAAGGCACTGGGTCCCATTCTCAACCATTTGCGCGGACTGGAGCTGGTGCCCGCGGACGAAACTCCGGTGGAAGACGATCCCGCTCGGATAATCCTGAACCGGTACCGGCAGTTCCTGACCACGGAACGCGGCCTCGCGGATGTGACGGCCGATCGATACATTGATTGCTTGCGCCCGTTCCTGGACCGCAGAATGGCCGCGGGGGAGTTCGATCTCGGGAGCCTGACCCCGGCCGATGTCACCTCCTTCGTGGTGGCGTGGTGCCCGTGCCTGAACTCCGGCGTAGCGAAGCTGACGGTTACGGCGCTGCGGTCGTTCCTCGGCTTTGTGCATCTGGATGGCGTGACGGAGCGCTCGCTCGTGCCGGCTGTGCCGAAAGTGTCCCGCCGCAGGCTGGCCGGGCTGCCCAAGGGGCTCGAGCCCGATCAGGTACGTCGCCTGCTCGCGGCCTGCGATGCCGATACCGCTGTCGGCTGCCGCGATCTGGCGATCCTGACCCTGCTGGTCCGGCTCGGCCTTCGGCGCGGTGAAGTCGCCGGGCTCGGGCTCGACGACATCGACTGGCGCGTGGGCACGATCCGCGTGCGCGGCAAGGGCAATTGTCACGAACAGCTGCCCCTTCCTGCCGATGTTGGGCACTTGGTGGCTGAATACCTGGCAAGCGCCCGACCGGCGGACGCCCAAGGGCGGATCGTGTTCGTTCGGCACTTCGCCCCCCACCATGTGCTTGGGTCCAGCCGCGTGAGCGGCATCGTGGCGGACGCCGCCCGGCGCGCGGGCCTCGGGCGTGTCCACGCGCATCGCCTGCGCCATACGGCGGCAACGGAGCTCCTGCGCGCTGGCGCATCCTTGCCGGAGATCGGCCAGTTGCTTCGTCATCGTCGTGTCGAGACCACGGCGATCTATGCCAAGGTCGACCGGGACACCCTGCGCCTGATCGCACGCCCCTGGCCGGAGGGCGCGCTATGAGCCACCTGCGCAATGCCCTTGCCGATTATCTGACCCTGCGGCGCGCCCTCGGCTACAAGATGGACAAGACCGAGCGGCTTCTCGGCCAGTTTGTCGCCTTCGCCGAGGATCGCGGCGAAACCCATGTCCGGACCGAGACGGCTCTGGCCTGGGCGACGCGGCCCGCAGGGGCCGATGCGATCTGGACCTCAAGACGTCTCGCCGAGGTTCGCCTCTTCGCCCGGCACCTCCGCACACTCGATGGGATGAGCGAGGTTCCGCCCGCCGATCTTTTGCCCGCACAGGCGCGCCGCGCGGCGCCGTATCTCTATACGCTGCAGGAGATTGCAGCCCTGTTGCAGGCCACGGGCCACCTGCGCGGGTTGCATGTGCAGGCGACCTATCGGACCTTGATCGGCCTGCTGGCGACGACCGGCATGCGGATCGGCGAGGCGATCGGCCTCGACCGCGACGAC